AAACGGAAGCGCTACTGCCGCCGTTCTCTATACGATGGATATTGCAAGCCTTGCAACGCCAAACACTTTCTATATTTTGATTCCCGGCGAGGGCATATTGGCCTCTACGGGGCTACATTTAACGACAAGTGTTGGTACCGTAACAGGTATCACAATATTCTATGGCTAAGTCTCCCGCATGGCAGCGTAAGGAAGGCAAGTCCGAAAAGGGCGGTTTAAACGCCAAGGGGCGGGCTTCCTACAACAAAGCCAATCCGGGCAAGCCGGGGCTAAAGGCTCCGCAACCAGAGGGCGGTAGTCGTAAAGATTCTTTCTGCGCCCGCATGGAAGGTATGAAAAAGAAGTTGACTTCACCCAAAACAGCGAAAGATCCTAACTCTAGGATTAACAAAAGCCTACGGGCTTGGAAATGCTAAAGGACTTATATGAACAACGATGTAAAAACAATGACTGACGGCGCAGCTGTGGTTGTTGGACTTGGTGGCTTCATGGGCTGGATGACGCCGGTAGTAACACTGGTTGGCGGAATACTGACCATTGTGTGGTTAGCCTTGCGTATATACGAGACTGAAACAGTTAAGGCTTTGATAGCCAAATATGCCAAGCACGAGTAAGAAACAGCACAATTTCATGGCTGCGATAGCGCACTCGCCGTCGTTTGCTAAGAAAGCAGGAGTCCCACAGTCTGTGGGTAAAGAGTTCAACAACGCCGATAAAGGCAAAACTTTTAAAAGAGGTGGTGAGATGGCTACAAAAATGGGCAAACCGATGATGAAACCCGGCATGAGCATGGCTAAAGATGGCATGAAGAAGCCTACTCCTATGGCTGATACAGCTATGGGCGGTATGGGCGGTATGGGTATGAAAAAAGGCGGCATGCCTATGAAAATGAAAGATGGCAAAAAAGTGCCTATTTTCGCAGCTAAAGGTGGCGGCATTGAGTCCAAGGGTAAAACCAAAGGCAAGATGATTACTATGAAAACGGGCGGCAAGAGCGGTAGAAACTGCTAAGGAGTCAATCATGGCACGTACTAAACGATACTTTGCTGGCGAAGAAGTAGAAAGCGATGGCGGTCGTGGTGCTGCCGGTACTTCTGAAACCGTAACCCCCTCAAAGCCTAAAGCTAATATTGTTACCAAAGAAGAACTAGAAAAGTCTGGTTTGAGCTTGCGCGACTATATGAACAAGCAACAAGGTTTAACTCGCCGTGGCGAATCTTCTGCGCCTACTCCTAAGTCATCTTCAGTGACTAAGAACGAAGGCATGTCCATGACCAAAATGGACCCTGAAAAAGCTCAGGACGCTAAACGTCTTGGCGAACAGATTGTGGCTCGGGATAAAGCTATTGTTCAACAGCAAAGCGACAAGATTGTAAAAGACTATAGAGCTAAGCAAGGACGTCAAAAAGAAGCAGACATTGGCGCTTCTATGGGCGGATATAAGTCTGGCGGTAAAGTTTTTTCTGCTTCTAGCCGTGCCGATGGTATTGCTACCAAAGGTAAAACCCGTGGAAGGGTGTGCTAATCATGGCTGACGTTAAATACCCAGACTACACCCCAGTAGACGAACCTGTTCGTACAGGCCCTAAACCCGCAGAACCCGGTAGTGGGATCAGGGTTGAAAAAGAACCTAAACCTGCTCCAAAGGTAGTTAAGAAGCTAGCTTCTGGCGGTTCAGCTTCCAGCCGTGCTGACGGGTGTTGCGTTAAGGGTAAGACCAAAGGAAAATACCTATGATGTCGAGTCGTGGCATGGGTGATATAGCTTCATCTAAGATGCCCAAGGGTAGTAAGACTGCCCGAAAGGATGACACCGACTTCACACAGTATGCTGAAGGTGGCAAGACCAAGTCCAAGGTAAATGAGGCTGGTAACTACACCAAGCCTAGTTTACGTAAACGGATTTTTAACAGTGTCAAAGCTGCGGCAATCGTAGGTACAGGCGCAGGGCAATGGAGCGCGAGAAAAGCACAAGTAATGGCTAAACGCTATAAAGCCGCAGGTGGGGGCTACAAAGATTGAAAGCGCCACAGCAATCCCTTAAAAACTGGGGCGACCAGAAATGGCGCACTAAGTCGGGAAAGCCATCGTCAAAAACGGGTGAGCGGTACCTTCCAGAAGCTGCGATCAAAAGTCTCAGCTCTGCGGAGTATGCGGCTACTACCAAAGCAAAGCGTGCAGGTAAAGCGGCAGGTAAACAGTTTGTGGCTCAGCCAAAAGGCATAGCAAAGAAAACAGCAGGCTTTAGATAATGGCGTACACCAGTAACACTACCACTTTTAATTTAGATCTAAATGATCTGATTGAGGAAGCGTATGAGCGGGCCGGTATAGAGGTTCGCACTGGTTATGAGTTTCGTACCGCACGTCGTTCGTTAAATCTATTAACGATTGAGTGGGCTAATCGTGGCATCAATCTCTGGACAATCCAAGAGGGCGCTATTGCTATGGTGACTGGGCAGTCTGTCTACCCAATCCCAGACGACACAATTGACTTGCTAGACCATGTAATTCGCCAAAACAACGGCACGGCTAGTACCCAGAGTGATATCAACATTAGCCGTATTTCTGAGTCTACCTACTCCACTATCCCAAATAAACTTACTACTGGGCGTCCTATCCAAGTGTGGGTTAACCGCCAGTCAGCACAGACAAACGCTACATCCATCACTCTATCGACAACAATCACAAGCACTAGCACGACTATTGTGCTGAGTAGCGTATCAGGGTTAACCACTACGGGATTTATAAAGATTGATTCAGAGACGATTGGATATACAAACATTGACGGTACTAGTTTGATTAACTGTACCCGTGCTCAAAATTACACAACCGCAGCAGCACATACTGCTGGCGCGGCTATCTATGTTCAGAACCTTCCCTGTATCAACGTGTGGCCTGCGCCTAACGCTGGTGGGGACTACACTTTTATTTACTGGCGCTTACGTCGTATGCAAGACGCTGGTAATGGTGTAAACGTAGAAGACATTCCGTTTCGATTTATCCCATGCATGGTTGCTGGGTTGGCGTTTTATATTGCTTCTAAACGAATAGATGCTAGTCCTGAACGAATTGTATTTTTAAAGACTGAATACGAACAGCAATGGCTGTTGGCTTCACAAGAAGATAGAGAGAAAGCGTCGGATCGGTTTGTCCCAAGGCAGTTGTTTTACTAAGGTAAGTCATGCCAAGTAAGTTTGCTTCAGGTAAGTATTCGATTGCGGAATGTGACCGATGTGGGCAGAGGTACAAACTTAGCCAACTAAAGAAGGAAGTCATCAAGACTAAGCTGTTTCAGATCAAGGTCTGTCAGTCTTGCTGGGATCCAGATCAACCGCAGTTGTCTCTTGGTTTGTATCCAGTAAATGACCCACAAGCGGTGCGTGAGCCTAGACCCGATACCAGTTATCAAGTTTCTGGAAATTTAACAGATGGGTATAACGGGGGCGGTAGCAGAATCTTTCAATGGGGCTGGAACCCTGTTGGTGGGTCGAGTAGTTTTGATGCCGTATTAACGCCAAATAACTTGGCTTTAGAGGTGGAATTAGGTACAGTAACGGTTAGCGTAACTTAGGAGTTAAAAATGGATAAAGCAGACTTGAAACAAGACAAAAAAATGATGGCAGGTGCTGTGCATAAGCACGAGAAAAGATTGCACCCCGGCAAGCCAATGACTAAGTTAGCCAAAGGTGGCGTTACCTCTGACGCTATGAAGGCTGTTGGTCGTAACTTGGCTCGTGTTGCAAACCAAGGGAGCAAGTAATGGCTACATTCAGTAAAAAAATGATGGGTAAAGAAGTTGGTGATGCCAGCGTCTACGCCGAGCCACACCACATGACTGGCAAGAAGTTCACTATCTCTGGTAATCCCGGAAAAGAAGCTAACTCTAGCAAGTTAGACACAATGGATGTCAGCATTGGCGCTATTAGCAAATCTGCTGGTAACGAACCTGTTAAAACCGACGGCATCAAAATCCGTGGTACTGGTTGCGCTACTAAAGGCGTGATGGCGAGAGGACCAATGGGATGAACTATTCCGAGTTAGTAACGGCAATTCAGACCTATACAGAGAACAACTTTCCGTCTACCACTTTGGCGGATAGCACGGTTGTGTCTTCAACGACTCAGATTAACCGTCTGATTACGCAGGCTGAACAACGCATTTACAACACGGTACAGTTTCCATCTATTCGCAAGAACCAATACACAGCCATCACGGCGAACAACAAATACATATCGCTACCAAACGATTTTCTGTCTGTGTATTCTTTAGCGTTGGTAACGGGGGCTACGGGCAGCCCTATTAATTTAGATACAGGTACGTTTGAGTATCTATTGAACAAAGACGTTAACTTTATACGTCAGGCATATCCAACTCCTAACAGCACGGGCGAGCCAAAGTATTACGCCTTGTTTGGGCCAACTATTGTCAGTTCAGCAATTACAAATGAGTTGTCTCTTATTCTTGGGCCAACCCCAGATGCTACTTATTACGTAGAACTGCATTATTACTATTACCCTGAGTCAATCACTACAGCCGTAACTACATGGTTGGGTGATAACTTTGACACAGTTCTTCTGTATGGTTCGCTAGTAGAGGCGTACACGTACATGAAGGGTGAACCCGATTTGATTGCTTTGTACGACACTAAGTACAAGGAAGCATTGGCTCTGGCTAAACGCCTTGGAGATGGTATGGAGCGTCAGGATGCGTATCGTTCTGGTCAATATAGACAGGCGGTGACTTGATGGCTTTTACCGGAAACTTTACCTGCAATACGTTTAAGACGGGTTTGATGAATGGCACGTTTAACTTTACGTCTGGTAGTTTTTATTTAGCGTTGTATACCAACTCAGCTTCTCTCAATGAAGACACAACTGCATACACTGCTACGGGCGAAGCGTCTGGTGGCAACTATGTAGCGGGCGGTAATTTATTGACGATAGCCCAAGTCCCAACGGTAGGTAATGGAGACACAGCCTTTATTTCGTTTGATAACACATCATGGACGGGCGCTATTACTGCACGGGGTGCGTTAATCTATCTAAGCGGTGGCGGAAACCCAGCGGTTTGTGTCTTAGATTTTGGTGCAGATAAGACCTCTACAGCCACATTCACCGTACAATTCCCAGCAGTCACTAACACATCTGCGATTATTCGCATTTCTTAAAGGAGCACGAATGGCTATCATCACCACAACAAAA